GGCACCAGCACCGAACATTTCAGCAGCGGTGTCAACGAAGAGTTTCTTGCGAGGGGAGAGGTTCATAATCATTCTTTCTGTCTGTTTTCTCACTATAACTAACTATACCATACGGAACAGGGTTTGTCAAACGAATAATGGCGGCTCCATGTCGTTTTTTTGATATTAGGTGTAAAGTGTGACATTTTTATCACAGGCCGTGATAGTAATTTTTCAACCACTATTATGCCACCAACTTCACAAATTTGTTAAGCAACTGGCGAGAATCGATTTTACCCGACATTGCCTTACCAAAGGCAGTCTTGAGTTTTGCCTTGGAAGCACCAACCAGCTCATCACTCAGGCCCTCATTGGAGACTTCCATACCCTTAGCAGGCAGGACATACATCTCATCGTAACCCTTCGAATCGATGGCAAGGAACTTGTTCTTGTTGATGAACTTGACCTGTTCCATAATTTTTTCCTGTGAAATTTCACGCTGTAAGTAGTAGAGGGTGCGTTTATCAACCCGGCCGGAGCGACCAGAACCCGCAATAAAGAACCCAATCAGGTTCATATCAGAAACACGATCTTTAAGGATGCGAAGCAGACCATCAGTCATATCGCCATTGCGGCCACTGTCAATCTCATAGGTCTTGAAAGTCTTAGGATCAGAAATCACAATCTTGTCGTATAGGCTTGCGGTCACTTTTTCGTGATCACCAGTTTTGGTATTCAAACGATATTCATACACACCGTTGATGCGGTTTGAAGCGCCATCAGTCAGGAAAATCGTGTTGACTTTCTGAACACCAGTTTCACGCTTAAACTTGGGAACAATTTCCATCATGGCAATGATTGCATCATTGAGAGGCGTTCCACCTAAATTTAGGAACTGAGGCGCAGGGACGGTCGTGTAATTATACTCGCGATTATAACGACTAGTATAATACTTTGTACCCATCCACAGAATTTCCATCATCTCGATTTCTTCCTTCGCAGACATTTTGCTGGAGAAGAAGTTCAAAAGTTTAAATGTCCGTAGAGCGATGTCGCCAGCTTTAAAGTTCTTGTTGTTTAATTCTTCTAGAACTTCATAAGAATTCGGTAAACTCCAATCAACAAACAAATCGCGATTATCGCTAAACGCAAACACTTCAAAAGGAATCTGTGTCCGGCGGCAGAACCATACCAGATTAAACAGCTGAGACAGGGTGCCCGACAGATTCTCATACATGGAACCGCTCCAATCGACAACCATAACCATGCCGTGGTTCGTTGCACCAGGCAGGGTAGTCACTTTCTTGAAGAGGTCTTCATTGTATTTGTAAGTGTGTAACCGTCCCATGTCGAGCGAACCAGACTTGGAAACAGCAGCGCGAGCATACTGATCAGCAGCCTTCTTCATCTCAAATTCTTTGGCCATGTAGGCAACAGTCTTCTTCGACTCGCCTTTCATAGCAGCAACTTCTGCCTTCATGGCTTCAACCCAAGAACCGCCTTCAGCGTAGTTGGGAAGTGCTTTCTCCAAAATCTCACCATACGGCATGATTAGGTCTTCATTGAGAGCAGGGATACGACCATAGGTCCGATTCTCAGCAGTCTTATCAATCAGTTTTTCGATTGCATTGTTAACATCAGTATCGGTTTCTGCTTTGGGAACAGAACCCGGGCCGGTGGACTCTACACCACCTACTTCGGAACCTTCAACTTTTTCATTTTTGGCATCGCCATCAGCGTCATTGTCGCCATCGTCAGCAGAACCGTTAGCAGGAACATCTTCTCCATCTTCTTTTTCACCTTCACCATCGGCAGGGGCATCACCCTCACCAGTTTCATTACCATCGGCAGGGGCATCACCCTCACCAGTTTCACCTTCTTCACCTTCACCCGACTCACCGTTACCAGAACCGTCAATCATTTTTTCATCGTCACCATCTTCTTCTGGTGCGTTCTCTGCCATCCAAGCGTAGAGCTCTTCAGAGAGGTTCAAAACGTCATCGGGAGTCTTGGTTTTTGCAATCCGCTTGACCCAAGGCATCTCTTCAGTAGTAAACTCAACTTTCTGTTTCTTGAAAAACAGATTAATCCGATCAATCAAGTTCAGTTTGGCAACATCTTTATCACCAATACCAAAGAAATCCTTGCCGGTCAGATCATTATATCCACGATTGAAAACCGCAACAGAGCCAGGATACCGTTCCTGTACCATCCGTTCAATACGAGCGTCCTCAATGATATTCACAAAAGAGTGATTGATCTTACGAACCATTGCCTTCTCAAGCATATCCAGAGGAGTCCAGAGCGCGTGAGCAATCTCATGACAAACCATCAGGTCATAAATGTCCTTGGTCATCTCCTCATCTTTCCAGATGGGCAGGCCTAGCTCGCGTGATTTGGGATTGAAATACGCCGTGTCCATCTTCTTATGAACGACGAAAATATCCTCTTCAGCGAGGAGTTTTGCGAGTGTCGATTTATTTTTCATCATACCTTATGCTACCATATGAAACAGGGTTTGTCAAGAAAATAATGAGCTCTGATGTCGTTTTATTGGATATACAGAGTGCCGTCTATATTCTCAACGACATAAGATATACCGTTTTCGGTAATCAAATCGCCTTCTTTAATTTTCATAATCATTTCCTTATTTCTCATCATACCCTATAGTACCATACGGAACAGGGTTTGTCAAACGAATAATGAGCCTAAATGTCATTTTATCTGATATTTAGGGAAAGTGTGACATTTTTACCACAATTTACTATCACGCCAAGCCATTGATTTAACTAGCTAATCTAGCGAACTTCTTAAGCTGTTTTTTCGCTCTTTTCTTGGCCATATCCAATCTCAACTTACTTACCAGTTTGGTGAAATTAGTCCCTATCATATGGTCATATTCGTGTTGAAAAATACGAGCTTCAAGTCCAAACATCTCAACTTCGTTAAGTTCACCATTTTCGTCCTCAAATGAGCAGGCAATATGGTCCGGCCGGGAAACCTTAAGCCATATGCCGGGATACGTCAAACACCCCTCATCCATGAGAATATTTTCTGAGCTCTCCTCAACAATTTTCGGATTAAAACACGCAATAATCTCTTTCTTGTTAATATCAGAATACATTACAAATACGCGCTCCATGACGCCGCACTGATTCGCAGATAATCCAACACCGTTATAATGTTCCATTGTATCTATAAGGTTGTCCTTCAACTCCTTCCGATTCAAATCCTCGCTGCATTTCTCAATAGGTATAGTTAGGATTAGATTCAAATTTTCAACTAGTTTATATACTGCCATTATGTTCTCCCATAAAATATAGTCTCCGTTTCTTTGTTTTCAAAAAGATACCAAGCACAATTGTCTTTGCCTGTCATATTACCAAACCACTTTATTCGTCCAACACTAACAATCTTGGAACACATTTTCATATATTCTGCTGACTGTTTGGTATGTGGCCAGTCTGCATCGAACAACAGCCATGTTGGCCTAAGTAGAGAGAAGTGATCAATCATAGGATGAAGCACAGACCTATCCCAAGGAGGATTTGTAATAATATAGTCAGATTCCAAAACGTGAAAATCTCCAATCTCTGTAAAATCATTTTTTGCAATTCCTGCAAGCTGTGGTTCTATATCACTTGCCCACATACATATACCACCAAAATACTCTAGATGACGGCACAGTTGCCCATCACCAGCGCATGGTTCAGAAAATTTAAATTTTCTGTGCTGAAGATGGTCGATAAGGGGTTCTACCGCTGCAAAGGGCGTGGGATAGAAGTCTCTTGGTTTTCTTTCAAAGTCGCTACGTTTACCCATTATAATTATGTTCTCCCATTATTCAACAACATGACTAAAGTTTTTCACCTTTTCAAATTTGATTGTGCTTCTAAATTTATCAGCAAGAACATCTTGTTTATGACTAATCACAAACACATTCTCATCACCAAGAGTATTGAGAATTTTTAGAAACTCATCTGTACCCGTACTATCCATCGAACTGTCAAAAATCTCATCAAGGATCAACAGATTGGTGTTAGTACTGTTCTTCATCTTTGCAACTGCTCTCCATGTGAACAACAATGCAAGGTCAATACGCATTTTTTCGCCTTCACTGAACGAGTCATAGGTGAACTCATCACGGTAGCGTGACTTGATGGTTTCCTCAAAATTATCGTTCAGAGTGAAGTTCACATAAAACTCCATCGACATAAGATAGGTGTTAATCAGCTTATTCATTATGGGGAGATACTGCTTGATAATCTTGGTTTTGATACCTGTATCCTGTAACATACTTCTTGCAGCTTCTGAATAGGTTTGATCCTCACGCAATTTAGATTTCTGCATATCAAGGCCTGATAGAGTTTCCTTCAAATCTTTAAGTTCATTATGGTCATTCTTATTAACTTCACCATTTGTTAATTGTTCAATCTCTGACTGCAAAGTAGCGTTAAATTTTTCAAGTTGAATAAGGGAACTATTCTCTTTTGCAATATGAACTTCATTCTCCCGAATCTTAACGGCAATATCATTTATCTCTTCCTGCCGGGAAGTAACCTTAGCCAACTCTTCTTTGAGTTCTTCCATTCCAGAATTGACCTTATCTGCTTCACCTTTCTTCTTATTAATCATAGAAGATTTAAAGGTTTCATCAATGTGTTGTTGGCAAGTTGGACAATCCTCGTTATTCTCAAAGAAACCAACAAGTCTAGTGTGAGCCCGATGCTTCTCCTTCAGCTGCGACTGAATGTCTTTTAGTTTGGTATGCTTGTCATTAACTTTATTAGTATCAGCAATATATGACAGAAGTTCTTTATTGTTTGTAGTGTAAAAATCAATCTCCAGAGTTTTCTTGAAAACCTCTTCCTCATTTCCACCTATAAGTGAGGTTTTTTCTTTTATGAGATTTTCCTTATGCATAAACATCTCATCAATATACTTCTCCTGTAGAGTAACCTTCTCCGTTGTCAGACTGAATTTATAATCCACTTCACGCATGTCATCAGATATAGTCTTCAACTGCTGTTTAAGCAACATGTTCATCAGGGAGAAAATCTGAATGTCAAGAATCTCCTCAACAACCTCACGGCGATGTTTAGATTTCAGCTGCATAAAAGGAACAAAGGTGGAAGAACCTAGAATAACAACCTGTGTAAAACTACGATAGTTTAGCTTTAGGATTTGCTGTTCTAGATACTTCTGGTAATCACGCGAGTTAGCGTCTTGGTTATACAATTTACCATTGACATGAATTTCAAAGATGTTTGGCTTGATGCCACGAATGACCTTGACCTTCTTCGTACCAATTCGAAACTCAACCTCAACCACAGCGCTGCTAGCATTAACAGAGTTTAGGAGTTGTGGCTTATTGATATTACGAAATGGTTTGCCGAACAGGCCAAAACACATCGCGTCAAGAATGGTTGACTTGCCCGCGCCATTCTCACCAATAATTAATGTGGTTGAATTTCTGTCTAATTCTATTTCTGTAAACTGGTTGCCGGTAGATAAGAAGTTGCGCCACCTGACCTTTTCAAAATGAATCATATTTCTAAATCTTGCGCCTCAGTGTAAAGTGACCGCATCGTGTTCTTCAATCGGTCTTTGCTCAAAGTAACGTCTAGTTGATCAATGTATTTCTCTAGTAACGTCATCGTGTCTTCAGTGTTCTCCACAATATCATCAGATACATTGTCAGCATCCAACTCAGAGAAGTCCTCTATGATCTTGACTTCAAATGCGTCAGCCTGCAGCAACCTGTCTGTGAACTTGTCGAACTGGTATAAGTCCTTCTTGTTCACCACGATTAGTTTTACAAACTTGTCCTTATACTTAGACACATCCTCTTTGACATAATCTGTTGTAGTATCGTCATAGAAAATCTTTTCGTGAATAGTATACGGATTAACAATACGCTCAAGTTCGCGTGTCTCTGTGTCAAAGATATGGAAACCTTTCGGGTCATTGTGATCACTCCAAGTAATCTCATATGGAGTCCCCAGATAATATATTTGACCATCGTCGGATTTATGATGAAAATGTCCACTAAAGCATAAGTCGAACCTACGAAATAATTCTTTATCCCAACCGCTATCAGACTTATGACCCCTGTGCATTTCAAAGCCATTTACTTCTAAATGACCCATAAGAATCTGTGCGGGGGATTTTTTTAACGCAGCCATCGACTCATCATAGTTGTTAGTATTAATCCACGGCATGAACTGAACAAGACAACCATCAAACTCTACAACCGTGGGCCCGGTGTAAATATTGAACCTGTCCGAACCTACCAGCTCTTCCATTGAGTTAACTTCATTGGTGTTCTTATAGTAGGTGTCATGGTTGCCAATGATGATGTGTAAATCAATACCCATCTCTTGGAATTTACCAATAAATCTCTTACGAAAATCACTAGCAGTTTTAAAACTGATGTACTTACGCCGGTCTACTACGTCACCCATGTGAACACAGGTAGTAATACCCCTTTCCTTCAAAGTAGGAAAGAAAATATTCTCATAAAATTTGTAGAAGAAATCGTTAAAGTTCTGATTATCATTTCTGGCACCGAAATGTGTATCAGTAATAATTGCAATCTTCAAGTCAATCGTGCCCACTTATTGTTTTGTGTTCATCTTCCATGAAAGTTTCTAAACCTTTTGACTTTTCCTTTATCTTTTTCTTAGGTTTATATACATCCTCATCGGGAAGCATAATCATAGGATCAAAGCCTAATACACTATAAGACGTATCATCGCCTTCCATCTTTACCCACGATTCATAACTTTGAGTCTCAATCATTTTGTTTTTAACATGGGTTTGTTTTTTTTCTTTTGCAATTCTTCGTAAGAAGGCATAGTAGATGATTTGGGTGAAATATGCAAAAGGGTTCTTCGATTTCTCTGGATTAAAGTTCTCAACATATTGTAAGCAGTTTTCGATGCCATCTGAAATCATATCCTCTCTATATGTATAATTTATAAAATTATGTTTATAGGATAAATGGGTAGCAATCTTCAAAAAGCACTCACCAATATAATCAGAAACAGGTGGTCTTTCTTTATCAGAGTCTCTTGCTTCCTTACATGATTCTCTAAATTGAATCATAGCTTCTAGTAATACGGTATTATCAACGTAATGTTCGCCTTTTTGTCTGGCCATTGGAACTCCTTTATACTTAATTATTATCTACTATACAACATAATGATAGAAAAGTCAAGGTATATTTAAATATTATAAGGGACTTGACAATGGGTTTAAAAGTGTGTATATTAAGCTTGTGGGGTTGTTAATGAATTGATTTATTAGGCACCTCAATATCATTTAAAAGGTCATCATATACATCTTCATTATTAATATCATCTAAATTATTTTCGTCGGGTGATGTATTAATTTTATGTATCACATGTTCATAATATTTACTTAATCCAATTGAAGCTTCGGCAATCAATAAAATATGTTGAGGCTCAATATTAAAACATATTTTTTCTGTATATGGCGCCATCCACATACTCAGGTTTAAAGATTCAACTGGGCCGGCCGGGGTGAGTTGTGAAATAACTTGTATCTTTAAAGGATATGCAATTTCATATTTTCCATCAACAACTGCATCACTTAATTTGCAAATTAAATCTTCTCCATTTGTGAGTTTTACAACTTTATATATAGTTTGGTTCATTTTATTTTTACCTTGCTAATTTCATAGTTGAATTGTTCCTCATTGTATATATTTATGCGTTCTTGGAAGTGATTGAGGGTAAAATTACTCTGATTCCTAAAAGTCAAATCATCTGCAATATCAAAAATTAAAACAGAATCTTTATTCTCACCTTGCCGCAGGCCCCGTCCAATTGATTGCAAAACTCGAATTTTACTTTTTGATGGAGATGCGAGCACGATATTGTGAATATTGCGAATATTGATACCAGTGCTAAAAGTACCGTAGCTCGCAATAACGATAGAATCTTTTGCATTTTCTATTAGAGCCCTTATCTCTTCTCTAGTATCCGTACCAGTTCCACCATACACAAAATATATATTACGGTCTGGAATCATTCTTTCTGCTGCTTCGTGCAGAGGCTTACCGTGTTTCTCTACAAGCTGGAAAAGGCAAAGAGTATTCCCCCTGAGATGTTGTAACAGATTAATAATGAAATCCTGCCGACCTTTGTGGGTGACGATATATTCCAATTCCTCAGCATATTCCATCCTCACCCTTACATTCTCATGTTTTAAAATTATGCATTTAATTTTAAGGTCAGCAAGAGTTTTTTTCTCAATTAACTCCTTTGTGGTGACTACTTTTTCAACAGGACCGAATAGACCTTCTAAAACAAGTTGGTGTGTCTGCGTCCCGTCTAGGGTGCCTGTGAGCCCGAATCTGTACTTACATGTATGTAACTTCGTCATGATACCAGTAAGTGACTTTGCCTTAAACAGGTGTGCTTCATCGCCAATCACACACCCAAATGTCTCAAAATATTTTGTTGGCATCTTATAGACAGATTGCCATGTAGATATCACAACATCCTTAGTTACCTTGCGGTCATGGCCCTGATATACCTTTTGACAGTATGTACCAGAACTCCAACCATAGTCCTCAAAGTCTGTATACATCTGCTCCACCAGTGAAGTGGTGGGAACTAGTATTAGGGTCTTTAGCCCCATCATATGATAATAACGAACTAACGAATATATTACGAGTGATTTACCCGAAGCAGTAGGACTAACGATAAGAGCGCGATTTCTGGCAATACAATGATGTACTGCATCAATTTGGTAATCACGGACTTTAAGAGACTTTCCTTGTGATTTTGGTTTAAGGCTTCTGATAAAGCTTCGTACAACCTCACGAACAACATCCCGTTCATTCTCGACTCCTTCTTCTAATATATAGTCTATTCCATTTCTATTACAGAACCCCTTGATATATTCCAGTAACCCTACATAAATTTCTCCAGTGCCAGGAGAGAAGAGCCGTATCTTCCCATCCCACATACGGTTGCGATACTGGGGCATAAATTTGAAGCCAGGAACCTCAAATGTAAAAAACTCAGCCAACTCCTTTCTGGCTGAATCTGTCATATCAGACAGAACCAAATAGACTTCGTTCTTCTTAGATATACGCATTTTGCAGTGTACCGTGTTCCCCGTATTCGCCCCTCAACAGAATATTCCATGAGATACTAATACGGTGGTCTTTAGTGGCCGGAACCCAATGTGATAACCAAGATGGAAATATATACCCAACACCCTCCACAGAATCAAACTGAACCATACTGGAGTTTATAACATTTGGAGTGTTTCTTGGTTGCAACACATGGGCTGCTGGTCTGGGATCAAAGAACTGTATTGGCGCGGTATTTCCTGCTTTCAAATAATACACTCCAGATAAGAAATTATTTGAGTGTGTATGTGGGGGATGTGACTCACCACTGTTGAGTGTGTTTGCCCACATATTTGTTATCTCTATTTTGTCATATTGATATTGTTGTTTTTCTAGAACCGAAACTGTAGCTTCCAGTATACCACTAACCAAAGGTTTTAATACTTCATCCTTATGTAATTGGTCAGTTGATAAAGATATACGTTCCATCATAGGTGCGTGTTCTATATTTAGAGAAAACTGAGATATAACTGTCGGGAAACAATTATAAGATTTTACATTAGCCATGTGACCACTGACCATCGGGCTCCGCGTATAATCTCTTTAACCTCATGGGGATATATAAAATTAGATGGAAAAATTAAAGCAGAACCTTTCTCTGTCTGAAATGTCTTCCCCCCAACAATAAACTCGCCACCCTCATAATCATCATTGAGATATAGCAGTGCTGATACTTGTGGATATCCCCACTCCTGCCCATGACTGTGATGAATATTATCAACATGATTAGACATAAATCCGCCCGTGTCATAGCGAGAGATACGAAAGTCAGTTGTTTTACTAACTTCAAACAGGGGGAATTCTGCCTTGTATTTTACTATCACTTTTTCAAAACATTCCTTGATTGGTTCATAAAACCAGTTGTTCTTACTAATCCAACACGCATCCATGCTAACTCGGTCTTCCTTTAAGACTTTACCGCTCGCATGTGTAGAATAAGTTGAAGCTTCATAGTTGAAATCATAGCTGCATATTTTTGAACAGAGCTCATCTGGCACAATCTTCTTATAATATTTTACATAACTTTCTGTATATTTACATTTAATATAATGCATTATCTCTTCATCAGTATCCATCACATCATCCCTGCTTCAAACTGTTTCCAAGCTATAGCATTCTTAATATCCCAGCCGCGATTGTCGATTGACTTGATTACACCCTTGCAGTAGTCCACGCAAGATTCATAGTAACCTATTTTGTTTTGAAGTCTTAGGATATCATCGTCAGATTGTATGTACATTTGAAGGTCTGTCTTCATAACCTTAATGTCAAATGGTTTTGCCGCGTATACCTTTGCCTCGGCTTTACCGCCATAGTATTCCCATTTAAGACGATACAATTGTTGGTGATCAGTCTTGGCCTTTATCAACAACAGCTCAAAGTCAGCCTTGAAGTCCAACCACTTCTGCTTAATCATTTGATTTTTATAGGATTCCTGATCAATATGTTCTTGATCAGTTACGGGAAGGTCTTCTCTTGCAGTTCTCTTTAATACATCTAAATCCATAGTTACCTCATAATAAAAAAAGTGAACAGTTTGGTGTCTCTCTCTGGTTATATTGACTCTAGTGAGTCCGAACGAGTAGTCACTAGAAATTAAGTCTAAGATTTGATAACTTGTTAAAGCGTACCAAATCTGTTCACGTTTTATTTATAATGTTTTAATTTCATAGATTTGATATGCAAACTCAGCAGAAGCAGTTATATATTCAACGTCTGTTGCTGTTTGAGTAAAGTCTAGTCCACTCAATGATATTGGAAATATATTTTCAAAAACAACTTCAATAATAGGATTATTTTTATTCGACAATAACATAAGAAACGCATCTGAATATAACGCCTTATCTGGTGTTGCAGAACCTACGATATCGGCCGACGCAGTTTTTCCACCAGCTGGAGCAAGTGATGTTACATCTCTAAATTCTTTAAACTCAGACCTGTTTGATGGAAAACCAACCCCCCTCATCCAATCATGAAGAGACTTATAGTTCTCTAGATATTCATCAACAATAAAAGTTATTGATAAATTTTCATATTCCAATTTGTCACCTAGAATAGGAATATCTTTAAAGGGCGTAGGGAGTGTGCCAGGGGCCCCAGTGATGCCGGGAAGATTTGCGCCAACAGTAAAAAACTCAACCTTCGGTAGCTGGTTGATACCAAACCGAAACTGAGTCGGACTTGCATAATCTAACTTGTCTGGTTGTCTTGCGAGTGGTGATTGTGCTGTTGCCATGATACTATTTATAACAAAAAAAGAGGGTGCCCGAAAGCACCCCCTAAAGTTTATTAAACCCCTTATCTTACATAAGGTTAGTAACTTTAACGCGACGATACCAAGCATTGGTGTTCGCATCCAGTGACGCATCTGTATTAACTGTGTCACCAGCAGCAACTGCACCAGCAGCGGCAAACGGGTTAGCAGCAAGACCATAACGGGTCTTGAAGCCGATCTTGGGCTGGAAGGAATTCTCACCAACCGCACGGACCATCTGTAGGGGAACGTATGGGCAGTAGAAGAAACCAGCATCGTAAGGCGATGTGCCCTTATAACCAACAACATAGTACTGAGAAGCAGCTACGTTAGCAGAATATGGGTCAACATAAACCTTGTAACGGCCGTTCATAACACCAGCGAATGTGGTGGATGAATCGTCAACATTAAGATTGTTGTTGAGAGCAGGAGTGTAATCAAGCACACCAGCCATATTAAGAGCAGAAGCAACGTCAGCAGAGCAGATGATCATGTTACCCTTACCACGACGAGTCTGTTGACCAATCGCGTTGGCATCACGTTCAATCTGGAACATAAGGCCCTTGAACTTCTCAACTGACCAACGACCATTAGAGTCGGTGTCCAGATCGAAGATACCAGCAGTAGTTGTATTAACCTGAGCACCCTTAACAGCTGTAACGTACAGCGAACGGATAACTTCACGGTTAATTTCAGCAAGAATTTCTGTGCTGAGAATGTTGGCAAGTTCTGTCTCGGCGTCAAGACCGTGAATTGCTTTAAGGTCTTGTGCGAGTTCCATCGTGTACTCTGCTTTGAGTGCGCGAGAAACTGCCGTAACTGTGGACTTCTCAATCGAGAAGGCCATCTCTGCGAAAGCATTGGTAGAACTGTCACCAAGAGCTTCTGCCTGTGAACGTGTCATACCTGTTGCAGAAACATATGTTCCAGCAGAAGGACTGTCGTTAAGAACAGCAGGGTTAGTCTCGGTAGAACCAACATCGCCACCACCAATAGTACCGGCAGCGTTCTGATTCGATGCACCCTGTTTACCAGGCATTGACTCATCAACGAGAGCCTCTGCACCGTCCTGAGAGATGAACGAAGAGCGCATCGCAAAGATAAGACCAGTTGGTCCTGTCATTGGCTGCACACCACAAACGTCATAAGCGATTAGGTTTGGCATTGCACGACGAACCAATGAGATCAAAATTGGATCCCATGTATCCATCTGTCCGCCACCCATGCTGTTGACTGGCGCTGTCTCTGTAAGGAAACCACGATCCTCACGCATTGCTTTTTCTTGGTTCTCTAGAATGAGAGTGGTAACTGCCCGCTTATAAGAATCCTCAATCGGTGGTAGATCGGGGTGTTCTAGGACTGGCTGCCACTTTTCTTGTAGATGTTCTGTCTGAAACATTTGTTTCTCCTTTTAATTTACATCTGTTAATATAATGTTTTATGCACTCGCCTTTTGATTACGACTGATAGCCGACAAGTATGCTGTCATAGCATCTGTCGTATCAACGTCCTGTGCGGTGCTACCATCTTCATCATGAACTCTTTGTTCAACTACAGTTTTCGGGAAATAACTATCCTTCAAAGTTTCGCATTTTTCACGGAAGGAATCTTCATCCGTAAAATCAACGTCTTCTGTAAGACTTTTGAACTTTTCAATTTCGGTATCGGCTAAATCTTCGGAAACCTCAGAAATAACCCTTTCACGAACTAGCTTAGAGTTAGAAGAAGTAAGATCAACCGACTTAGTGATTTGCTCATTCAACTTCTCTTCCAGTTCAGAAATTTTCTCAGATTGTGCTTCGAGAACGTCATATTTCTCATTCGGCACATCAATATAATGATCTTCAAACAACTGTTTCAGTCCAGAGATGAAGTCTTCTGCAATTTCGCCCTTCAAACCGCGCTCAATTGCCAACTCGTTCTCTTTCGTCCATTCCTCTACAACGTAGTTGAGATATGTATCGACTTTTTCTGTAAGTTCAGATTTAAAGGTTTCAATTTCTTCTTCCTTTTCCTCTAATACTGCTTCATGAATACGCTCAATTTCTGAACGTACTTTAGATTTAACTGCTGCTTCAAAAATGGTTGCAGCCTTAATTTTAAAATCTTCTGAAAGACTGTCATCCGCACTCATCAAAGCCTGAACGTCTTCTTTAACGTCAATGTCTTTGATACGAGCTTCAACTGCTTCAGCTTTAGTTTTCTCTTCTTCAGTAGGTTCTACTTCTTCATGATCCATGGCTGACATGATCGTTTCATACTGGGACTTTAAATCTCCAGCTTTCATGCTTGCCATCTTATCATTCATTGCCTGCAACATTGCAGTTTTGGTTTTCGGTGCCGCTTCAACGATAACATCATTGCCTTCTGGTACATGACCAGCAGCGAGTTTCTGGGGGGTGTCTGCTTTACCAGCACCCTTCTGTTGTGCATCACCAGAAGCTACTTTTGCAGCAGCTGCGGCTTTCTTGCCAATTTCGTCTTCGGGATCATTAGATGCCTTGACAGCATCTTTTTCGACTTTGGCTAACGGCACACCGCCCTTATTCAATTCGACAGTTTTACCGTCAGGTGTAACGTCATCGGCCTTCTCAGCTTTCGCAGCAGGAGCAGCACCCGACTTTGGGTCACTAGCTTCTTCAAGCTCAGCTAGAACTTCAGCTTCAAGTTCCTCAATTGTTTGTTCTAATT